ATGTTCTCCGGCGCGATCAACAGCACTGCCGGGACGATTGGGACGCTTAACTCCACCACTGGAACAATCACCAATCTTTCTACTACGCTCGCGGGCGATTTTACAATTAGCCAAGGAACCGGAACTCTTGGAACCACCGGTGTTACCGCTGGAACCTATGGTACATCTACGGCAATTCCTGTAATTTCTGTTGACGCAAAAGGTAGGGTTACAACTGTATCGACTTCTGCAATTGGATCGGCAGGTAAGGTTTTGCAGGTTGTAAAATCAACGACTTCATCAGTTGTAACTTGTGGAACAAATATTCCTTGGGACGACACCATTCCACAAAACACAGAAGGCAATGAAGTTCTTACCGTAACAATCACTCCTTTGTCTGCCACATCCAGCTTATACATAAAGTTTTTTTGTACCGGAACCCATAGCGGAAGTGGTGGCAACGGAACTATGGCTGCTCTATTTGTTGATTCAACAGCAAACGCAATTTCAGTGTTTGGAGTTCAAAATAACGGAGCAAACTGGCAAACAACTATATCACACGCAGCGTCCGTGGCCTCCTCAAGCACCACGGCTAGGACTTACAAGGTAAGGGTTGGTTCTTCTGGTGGGGTTACATTTCATGTAAATGGAAACAATGCTGGCACAAGGGTTTTTGGAGGTGCGGCTACGGCAATTCTTGAGCTTTGGGAGGTTGAGGCATGATTTTTGGGGAAAATCTTACATCCGAATTGAAATGGCAATCGGTGCGCGGTGTCAGGGACAGTCTTTTAGCCAAATCCGATTGGACGCAACTTCAGGATTCAACGGTAGACAAGCAAGCATGGGCATCTTATAGGAATCTGCTTAGGAACATACCGCAAGATTTTAGTACACCTGAAAGCATTGTTTGGCCGACAAAGCCGCAGTAATATATGACCCTATCCGAAATCGCCCAATACGCTGGCGAAAAGGTCGGGAAGACTGACTCGGAGACACTTGATTTCCTGCAGAAGTCTGCGTCGCTAAACTATCGCCGGGTCTGGAACTTCGCCCCCTGGCGGGAGACGATCACGACCTCCACCTATTCGGTCGGCACCTCCCGCACCGTGACCCTGGGTAGCAACGTCGAAACCCCTCTTTCGATTGCCTATAACAAGAACGAGGTTGATCCGATTGATCTATCCACCATCATCAGCCAGGACGCTGACCTGCTGGAAGAGGCCCGCACGGGCGACCCGCAGGTGTATCATTTCAAGGGTCGCAACTCTTCTGGCATTGCCGAGCTTGACCTGTACCCGCGCCTGGAGACAGCCGGAACCACGCCGCTTCGGGTGGTGGAGAAGCTACGTTGCCTGACCCGCGCAAACTACATTGTCGATTTCCCACCGTCCTCAGACGCCATCAATGACGAGCTTCGCCTGCCCCATGTTCATCATGTGGTCTTGGCCCTGACCCACGCCGATGCGCTTGAGCGTGAGCGGCAGTACGCCAAGGCGCAGTCGGTCGTGCAGACCGCCAATGCTGATCTGGCGGCGATGGCTAACTACGAGCTTTCGCAGGTTGGCGGCATCAAGCAAATCACGCCGGTCGGCCTTGGCGACCTCTCGATAGAGGAAATTACGGCCGCCTAAAGTGCCTTATTATAGCGACAATTTAGACGACCTATTGGCTTTTGACGGCATCCGTAGCTTTACGGGTGGTCAGGCCAGCGGGTTGCAGTCCGATCTCCTGGCCAACAACCAGGTGCAGGAGATGTACAACATGACCCTGTCGCCCAAGGGCAACCTTGAGACAAGGCTTGGCTCAACCGCTTTCTGCTCGACCGCCACAAGCCAGCTTGGGTCGGTCGGTGGTTTCCGCTACTTCGATACAGCCCAGTACGAGGAGATCGTGGATGTGGCGCAGGGCAGGCTGTACACGATCAATTCCAACGGAAGCGCCGACCTGCATCCTGCGCTTGAAACCTGGACGCAGAACACCCGCACATTTGATAGCGATGTGCAGTATTGGGCGGACGGATTCTCGACCGATTACGACGTCAAAGTTTCGATGGCCCAGTTCAACGACAAAATGTACATGGCCGACGCTTCCGGCGGGCTTTACTACTGGGACGGGCAGGTTGCGACCCAGCAGGGCGGGAAGGTCAGGGCAATTTCGGTGACAACCGCAGGGTCGGGCTATACCAGCGCGACCGCCATTGTGTCCGGCCCAAGCCTGGGCGGCACACTTCCTACCCTGACCACAACCGTGGCTGGCGGGGCTGTGACCGGCGTGGTGGTGGTCGATGGCGGGTCGGGCTATCTGGGAACACCGACCGTGACCATTGTGGGAGATGGCTCCGGCGCTACCGCGACCGCCACGGTCAGCCCACCGCCCCAGAACCTGCGCCTGCTCATCAATACCGGCAACCGCCTATTTGCGGTCGGCTCCGGGGCCAACCGAAACACGCTTTACGCCTCCGACATCCTTGACGCCTCGGTGTGGGATTCTTCCAATTCGATCATCGTTAACGCGGATGACGGAGACGAGATCACGGCGATTGTCCAGTTTTACCAGAACAGAGTCGTGGTGTTCAAGAAGCGGCGCGTTTTCCAGGTGACGATTCCATTTGATGCCACCTCCGGGGCGGATTGGATCGTGGAGCTTATCTCCAGCAACGTGGGCTGCGTGGCCGAGCAAACCGCCGTGCAGGTCAATTCCGACATCTTCTTTCTTGCCGATGACGGCATCCGCTCGCTGGTGCGATCCGCATCCGACGACTTTACAACTGTCGGACTTCCCATTTCCGAGGTAATCAAGGACGAGATCCAAGCCATCAACACCGCCGAGGTTGGGATTGCGGCGGCCTTGTTCTACGACAACCGATATTTCCTTGCGATCCCGACCGGCTCCAACGACTATAACGACACGCTGCTGGTCTACAACACCACGCTTCAGGCGTTTGAAGGTGTTTGGTCGCCACAGGTCATGCAGTTCACCTTGAGCAACTATTCCAACGAAGGCGTGCGGGCAATCGGCAAAAGCACGACCGGGATTCTGCTCAAGTACAACGGCCACAAAAATCCGTCCCAAACCACATCAGAGGACTACAAGGATGCCGGTTCCTTCTATGAGTCCTATGTCCGCACCAAGGACTTTGACTTTGGCGACCCGTTTGCCGAAAAACATGGTAGCCATTTTGAGGCCGTCTTTGACGATTCCAACTCGACCGACGTGACCATATCCATCCAGCGCGATACCGACACTTCAGACATCGACGTTCAGCCCAATATCAACGTGGCCTCCGCCAAGCTTACCCTGCCCTTTGTCCTGCCCGCCATCCTGCCAACCTCGGTCAGAAAGCGAATCGCCTCAGACCTGCGGGCTTACGAGAAGTGGCGGCTTCTCAACATCAAGATTTCAGCCACCGGCGACAAGCTGGCCATACGCCAGATCACGGCTGCCGCCAACCCAGACACCATCGAGGTGCAGAAGAACATCTCGTGACGGCTGCTGAATACATCGAGGCTTCCGGGGTGCCTGAGTCCATGTGGCCCAACTTCAGGGAGTGGCTTGATTGGCACGCGAATCGCGGGCTGGTCGGAGTTGCCAAGGAGGGGGACAAGATCGCCGGAGTGGCTGTCGCCAGGTGCGTGCGCGGGTTTGAACCCCCTGAGCCTTATGAACATACCGAAGGTGGTGATGCCGTCTTCGTTGATTTGACTGTGACCTCTTTGGATGGTATAAGTAACGCCTTGAGTCGCAAGGCTCTTAAATGCCTGCTGTCGATCCTTTGGGATCGCTTTGGTCCGCGCAGGAGGATCACCTTCAAACGAAACGGCTTTTACAAGGAGTACGACTACTACACTTTTATGCGAAAGGCTCTGAACTGACATGGGCGGCGGACCATCCATCCCGGCACCCCCTCCTCCTCCAGACCCGGAAAGGGTCGCGGAAGCCAACGCCAAGGCTTACCGCATGAACGTGGATACCTACATCGAGAAACTTCCCGAAATGACGGCAGTGGAAAACAAGATGCGGATGCAGTATATGCCCCAGCAGCGGGAGTTGGAACGCCAGTTGTCCGCGCTTGACCAGTTGGCTGCGGTTCGTTCCGGCATCGAAACCGAGCGGATGTACGGCCCGCAGCGCAGCACGGAAACCCTGCGTCGCCAATTTGAATTATCTCCGCAGGGCTATGCCCTCCAGCGCGGACTTGGGGCGCAGTTGACCCGCCAGTTTGAACAGCTTTATGGACGCAGCCCCTACGCCTCGGTAGAGCCGCAGGTGGCGTTTGGCCCGCAATCCGCGCCCGCCTCCTACTACGGGACAATCGGAACCGGAGTTTCGCAACCCCCAATGGACATACCTTCCTAATATGGCCAGCGTAGAAGAACTTCGTAAAAAAGTTGCCGACCTGAATGATAAGCTGGCCGGGATGGAGAGCTTTAAGGTTTCTACTAAAGCCGGGAAATCTCCTGTAATGGTAAGGAGCCGTGGCGCAAGAACAGAGGCAACTGACAGGTTTGTAAACACCTCAACCACCGATGTTGAGAAGAACCCAGAATACGACAAAACGCTTTCGGAGTTATTGTCCGCCCAAACCGAGCTTCAGGATGCAATCTATGGGCGCGAAGGAACCTATAACACTCTCGCCGAACAGATCCGCGCCCTGGGCGGAGCCACCGGCGCGCCGGGATCGCAAGTCGGCCAGCCGCAGGCTATCAATCAGGCCGTGGCTGCCTTGGGCGGGGACCAGAACTTCGGCGCATCCGACCTTGCCACCCGCCTCAACTTCCAAGTCAGCGACGAGCAGATTCTCAACGACTATAACCAAGCCAAGCTGGGTCGTCTAAACCAGCTTGTCCAGCAGGGCAACGCCCAGGTTGCCGGAATCACGGAAAGACTCAACGCGGCGCAGAACCTGCTTGGCTCGCTTCCGGCTGGCGACCCGCGCCGTGCGTCCAGCGAGGTGGTGGTCAACCAACTCCGCTCCGACCTGGCCAGCGTGCAGTCCGGCATTGCGGACGCGACCAACCAGATCCAGAACTTCAAGCCATTGGCTGCGGGGAGCGAAGAGGGGCTAAAACAGATTGTCGCTTTCCGCGAATACATCCAGTTGCCCGAAGAGCGAGCCACCCAGCAGCTTCGCCAGATAGACCCCGACACCTTCCGCACGGCGGTTGGACTTGGTCGCCAGTACCGCCAGATGGCCGAAGCGCCGCTTCCGCCGACCACGACGGAACCGACCGAACAGCTTCGCAAGACCATCGAGCAGGAAGCCCTCAACCAGCTTCGCCTTGGATCGACCATCGGGCAGGAGGAACGGCGCGGGTACGAGCAGGCCGTCCGTGCGGCGCAGACGGCCAGAGGGAACATCTTCGGTCTTGGACCGGCAGTCGAGGAAGCGGCCACCCTTGGGGCCGCAGGGGAGCAACGCAAGCTTGCGCGGTATGGAGCCGCCCAGCAGTTCCTTGCATCCGGGGAGACGACCGGCGCGGCCTTGGCGCGCGATGTTGCCCTTCGCGACGCACTCCGCCAGCAACGCCTTGGTGCCGCTTCCGGCTTCATCGCCGGTGGTCCTTCCATCGCCAACTTGGCGCAGGCCAGAACCGCCCAGCAGCAGGCTGCCTTCCAGAACTACATTCAGGCGACCCAGCCGCTTCCTGGTCAGTTTGGGCAGGCACCCAGCACGGCGCAGCCGTTCTTCCAGGTGGCCCAACAGGAGATTCCGGTTCAACTTACAAACACGTTCACAAATTTATACGGAGCGCAGGCGGACTATCTTTCCAGTACCTATGGCGCACAGGTCGGGGCAATCTCTCGCCAGCCGAGCGGAGCGCAGATTTTTGGAGATATTGCAGGCGGTCTTTCAAATCTAATCAGAATCTAGGAGAAATAAAATGGCAGTTATCGACATCCCGGCACTCATGGAAATGTCAAGACAAGACGAGCTTATGCGTATTCGCCAAGCTGAGGCGCAACGCGCCGCGCAAGAAGCCGAACAGCCTGATGTCGATTTCACATTTGAGAAGGGCGGCCTCAAGGTCAAGGGAAAACTGAAGGATCTTCCCAAATTAAGCCAAGATCCAACGCTATCACCATATCTTCAGGGAATCGGAAACACGCTTACAAACGAGCAGATGCTGGAAAATGAGGAAATTGCCGTACAGCGCGAAGAGCTAAATGATCGCCTGCGGAAAATTGCATCTGAAAAAATGAAACAAGAACTTGAAATTGCTCGCGGCGACACCCGTGCATTTCGGGCGGAGCTTGGGCTTGGAGCGCTTGGGCTGAAAAGACGCTCCGATATTATGAAGGAGCTGGAGGCCGAGCGTGGAGTTGTGCAGGGAAGGCTTGCCGAACTATCTTTTGACCGTCAGGCTGGACAAATGACTCAACCAGCTATGCAGGAAGTTGAGGCGGCAGCCCCGGTGGCAACAGCCGCGCCATCAGCCGCAACCGCAGAAACCATCCCATCGTTTAATTCCGCCGCCGAAGCCCGTGCCGCCGGGATCAAGCCTGGTCAAACCGTAATCATCAAGGGTCAGAGGGGTACGCTTCAGCCGAAGCGATAAGTCATGGCCAGGGGCTTGAGGCAACCGGCCAACGAACCTGAACTGGAGTTTGTACCAGAACAGGAACAAGAACTTGAGTTTGTGCCAGAGGCACAGGATGGCAATTTAACCAAGGCGCAGTACATAGCATCAGGCGGAAGGGCTGAAGATGTAATCTCGCCAGAGCGCCAAGCTGTTCTTCAGGCGGAAACACAAAAACAGCTTCAGGCTGGCGCAACACCCGAACAAGCCGCACAGGCGGCGGGCGAAGCGGTTGACGCGATGGGTGCAATCAAGAGGCCGGATGGCACGATTGCCGAAGGATTCAAGCCAACCGAACAGGCATTAGCCGAAGGCGCAATCGAACAACCGGCAATCCCAGCGGTCAAAGAGGCGCAAAGGCTGGGGATCGAAACCGTATCCTCCGGCACCGATAAGGACACGGGCGGCGGGTTTGCCATAGGCAAGGATAAGGCTGGCAAGCTTGTCCGAATCGAAGCTTCGCCTCAAGGCGAGATTGATGTGTTCGAAATCGAGGAACAACCCAGCAGGCTTGGCGCAGTTGCCCGCACGCTGGCGCGGGAGGTTCTGCCGACTACGGCTGGCGGGGCAGCCGCAAGGGCAGGATTTGCGCTTACGCCAGGGCCATTGCCAGCAAGAATAGTTGGCGGGCTGGCGGCAGGCACAGCGGCATATCTGGGTGCGGAGAAAGCGCAGACAGCGGCTCTTGGCGCTGTCCTTGGGCCGGAACGCATGGCAAGGATCGAGGAAGTCCTGCAGCGGGACATTGAGCAATACCCCGTTTCCACAACTGCTGCCGCAATCCTTACCCCGACCATCGGCGGCGTTGCCGGACTTGCAAGACCAGCCATTCAGGCTTTCCGTGGAGCTGGAGCTAGAACAGTCACAGAGGCGGCAGAAGCAGCTCCTGCCGCAGTTGCAAGGCCAACCGCAGAGGTGGCGCAGGCTGCACCTGCGGCAGTTGAGGCTGCGCCTGCCGTTGCAGAGGCAGCGGCAAAACAGCCGCCAATTAAGCTTCCAGAAGAAACCGCACAGACGGGGGTGAGAGCTGTCGGAAAG